AGTCTTCTCTCTCAGACCAAGCCACACAAAAACCCCCAACGCGAACATACGCACTAGGCGAACATACGCACGAGGGTTTCAGGAGCTGACAACTTATTTTAATATACCATTGTCAATTAATACCTGTTTAATTTGATTTAGTAAAGTTATAGCTGATTGTAAATCTGAAGCATTAGCAGCAGCAAGAACACTTGCTTGAGGTGTTGCACCATTGCAACCAAATTTACCGTTTATCTTAATTTCTTGATTAGCAGGATCATCATCAAATGTACCAACGATTAGTGCTTTTGAATTTTCATTAGTTCTTGATCCTCTATCTCTATCATCTATAAATAATTTATTACTTTCATTTGTGTTATATTTACCTGCACAATTACCTATAGCAACGTTATTTGAACCAGTAGCACCATATGTAATACCACGTAGTGCTTCATGTCCTACAGCGGTATTATTATCACCATAAGTGTAATACATTGCACTACCACCAACTGATGTATTGTAATTAGCAGTTTCGCCTTCAACACCAGTACCACCATAATCAGCAACCTTTTGTGATCTTAAAGCGTTACTACCAATAGCAGTGTTGTAAGAACCATGAGATACATTATCCATAGCTTCATTACCTACAGATACGTTATGATCACCGTCCCAGTCTCTGAATAATGAATGATATCCTACAGCGATTTCATAGTTAGCACTATGACCTGAACTATTTGCTTGCAAGTTATCAATTCCAACTATTGTATTTCTTGATCCAATTCCATTAGCCATATTATTAGCACCAACAACAGTATTTAAATCATTGCGATTTGGTTCATATGTAGCAGAAGTGTTAGAATCAACACGTACTCTATTAGCTTTATTAGCTAAAGATGTATCTAATTTTTGTAGTGTAATTGAACCATCTACAACTGTAGTTGTAGCTTCTGGATGATCATTAAGCCATCCTGTAACATAAGTTTCAATATCACTTGATAATGTAGTATCTACATTAGGAATAACATCTTTAGTCCAATAATTAACAGGATCATGAGTTAAATCTGTTCCAGATCTAAATATAGCAACCTCACCATCATTTAGCGTTAAAGGACTACCATTATATCCTATAAAATTTGTATAAGTTCCAGCAGTTGAAGCAATAACCCAGTTAAGTTCACCACTATTTAATCGTATATTGGATTCTGGTGTAACAGTTTTAATTGAATCATTTTTTATGGTGTTATCTTTTAACAAAGGTAGTTTTACAATTTGCCATGTATCTAAATTTTGTAAACTATTATAGATTAGTAAATAATCAGTTGTTTTATAAACTGTATTACTACCAAAGTTAGTAAACGGACCTGGTCCAGATGCTAAATAGAAAACAGGTGTTTTATAGGTAGGTATAATTTCGCTTGAAGTTGTAGTTTTTACAAATTTACGATTTTGTAAAGTTTGAGATAGGTTAGATGCTGTTTTGATATCACTAACACTATATGTTCCTTCAAGTACAATTACACGGTAACTGTGATTTCTAGTAGTCCCATTTCCAGTGTAAACACCTACTTCAACATCTTTATCTGAAGCAGCTGCAGTAAAATTCTTTACATTGTTTTGAGTAGCAGTATTTAATTCAACACGCACAGCTGTATTTGTACTATCTTTATAACTATTAGTTGTTCCACTTTCATAGAAATAAGTATATATACTACTATTTCCAGAATAATCTAAAACAGCCAAAGTATAAGCAGTATTAGCTTTTAAAGTAATTTTGTTACTAATTTTTATAATACCATCAGCAGTTGCTGTACCAGTTAATTTTATTTCATTTAATCCAATAACATTAGCACTTATTCCATTAGTAGAAGCATTAATTAAATTAGCTAAACTCTTTTTATTAACTGAAGTATATTGACTTAATAATAAGATATTACTTAATATATCAAAATTACTTGGATTAGATGTTGTATCTCTATTAAGTAAGTAATCAACATCATCAGTATTAACGCTTGATTGATATACTCCACCTTGTTGCCAAGCTTCACCATTATAGTAATACCAATATCCATCAGTTGTATTTACATAAATTTTTGAAGTATCAGTCATATCAGATGTAGAACTTGCAGCAAGTGGTGCACCATTAGTAGCAGCATCTAATTTATCATCAAAGTGATCAACTGTTTCACTTATTTGACCAACTGTTGCATTTACTTCATTTTTAAAATTAGCAATAACATCATTTTGATCTCTGATAAGAGGATCTACATAACCTTTAATTAAATTAGTTAAAGTTCCATCTTCAGCCATTTCATCCAATTTATTATTAATTTCTTCAGTAACATCTAGGTTATCAAAGTAATGCTGTACATAGTATTGAAGTTCTGTTACAGCTTCACCGTTGTTATTAACAGCAGGAATAACTGTTTTTTCAAGATAATTAGCTAACCAAGTAACAGCTTCATAGTAAGTCATAGTTTCAACGTATGAACTTGGAAGTTGACCAATAGTCATACAGAATCTTTTAAAAGGTGGAAGTGTAATTACTTCCTTATTTATATTATTGTTCATATAATCACTCTCCTTTATTATATTATATCATATATGATATTTAATATAAACCCATAAACAATATATTTAACTCCTTGATAATTTGACTATCAATAGCAATAATATTTTGTCTATATTGTTCTATCATCTTTTGAGCAGTTGCAGAAACTCCAGAGTTTCCACGAACATTTTTTGTATAAGCTTCTTGGTTAGTAGCTGAAGAAGATGTGTTTGTTGTATCATTAATAGATGTTTCAGTTTCACTTCCAGCTGTAGAAGTCGCATAATTACCATTTAATATTGATTCTTTGTTTATTTGGCCTTGTGGTGTATCACTATTAATTCCAATTGATGAACCAGAATTTGATGATTCACTAGTACTAGTTCCTTGATTATTTCCAGTAGCTTGACGACTAAATGATTCTGTATAGTCAACATTTACTAAAGGATCATATTTAATACTAGCAGAATAAATAAGTGGTAAATATTTTTCCATTATTTCTTGCATTGTTACCTTGCAATAGTGTTTAAATAATCCAATAGTTTCAAAACCACTTTCACGCATGTAATAGTGATCTACTATTTTGCGTGCCAATTTTTCTTTAGTCCAGATTCCGAATGTTGTAATAGTTTCCTGTTGTTCTGAAGTTAAATAATCATCTAGATCATAATCTTCAAAGAACGCTTCAACTTGAGCTCTAGTAAAAAGAGGTGGATTAAATTTAATTGGTTCAAATAGTTCACGAAGTTCAAAAGTATATTTAGCCATCTATATCATCTCCTTTTAAATCTTCATTAATTGATTCAGTTTCATTATCAGAAGAAAAGTCTTTTGTAATACTCATTTCTTTCTTAATTATATTATATAAATCACTTCTAACACGAACAGATATTTCTTTATCAGTACCAGTTAGACCGAATTTTTCATTAAATTGTTTACAAGCTTCTAAACGTGGAGCTAAAAAGCTTTGTAAGTTAAGATTAATAAGTTCATTATTAGCACTAGCTTCATCAGTAATTAATCTTTCTTTCTTTTCAGTTGTAAGAGTATTAATTCCAAGGAATGTAAGTGCCTCATTCCATATTTGTTCTTTATATTTCATAACATCATTTGCTATAAATGGAGCATCAGTTTTAATTGATTTTAAAATATCTGTATTAAATTGACCACTATCACCGAATATAAAAGGTTGATTTCCATCATATTGGTTGTATAAGTTTTCCATGAATAAACGTTGTTTTTCATCAACTACAAGTAAAACAGGAGTTTTTTGAGCTTTAATATTTACATCGCAAGTTCTTTCAGCTTCATAAAGTCTTAAAGCGAATAATTGCATTGTTGAGATAGTAGGAACGCCATCCCAGTTATTAAGTACTAAAACACATTCTTCATTTTCTTGTTCTTCTTTTTCTTCATCAGTCAAAAGTGGATTAAGTCCTGTATATAGTTTACGATTTTCTTGAAATTCAAAAGAATAGCAGTTTAAATAAGTAGGTAAACCATAGATATTAATTTTTCCAGCACTAGCACAATTAGTATTAATGAATCCATAATCTTTATGTTTTAGAAGTGCTGCTTGACCTTTATAGAATAGACAACGTTCAAGCCATCTAGCATTCATTGATTTAGGTAGATTTACCCATTCAAACATAGATAGAGCAACTCTTTTAAATCTTTCTAAATAATCCAGATAAGTAGCATCATTAAGAACAGCACTATCAATAAATTTATAATTATCTTTCTTTTTCATAAGCATCATCCTTTCTAGCTAACAATTGTATTATTCTGTGAATAATCTAAAAATGTTGATGGATTATGCCAGAATGTAACACCATTATTAAATATATTTTTTAATTTTTGAACATCTTCTTGAGGTATTTCACCTTCAATATTACAATTAACTGTTTTAACATAATTCCAATTAGTTCTACCTGTTATATTTGGTGTTTTAACATCATTTACTTTATAACCAAACATACTGAAGAAGTTATCAATAATTCTAGCGAATTCTTGTTTTATTGTAACACGGTAACAATGAATTCTATTTGCACCAGTACTAGTTAATACATCACCTGTATTTAGTGAACCTTTAACACCTGTTGGAATCATATCCATTCTATAACTTTCTTGCATTGTATTCCAGATTTGATTAAAGCCAGAACCAACCATTCCATAATCACCTGTTAAAGCTCCTCCAGCACCTTGTAAACCACCTTGTAGAATACCAGACGTTTTAGCATCTAAAGTAGTAATACCAAATAAGTTAACACCATTTTGAGTTAACCAGTTTGTATAAATATCATTAGGCCATGCAAGTGCAGGAAATTTACCAGCAGTAATTGCATCATCCCAAGCATCACTACTACCATTATAATTTTGTGGTACAGCACGAATTGAACATCCACTTGTTAATGCACCATACATTTTAAGTTTCATTTCACTGTTTGAACCAAGTTCCCATAATTCTTGATGATATATTTGATACTGACCGTTAACGTTTGAAAGAGCTACATAACAATAAGGATAAGTTAATAATTTTTTATTTTTTGGAGTATAACCATTTAATGTACTTATTCTAGTTATTCCTAAAGTTTCATTTTGTGCCGTTGTTGAAGTATCTACTTTTTTAGTTGTTCCTGTTCTTGGTGCAAGCCATTTTGGACATAAAAACATTGATACAATTGCATCAGTTTTACCATCACTTGCAAGTGCTTGAAGCATAGCTGTAAAAGCAGCCATTTCATCTGGATTATATCTATAATAAAATAATGGTGCAGGTACTCCAGAATAAACATTTACTCCCATATTATAACTATTTAAATAATCTTCAGATGTACCAACAACAATACATAGATCATTATTAAATGAATCAGCTAAATGAGAGTTAACAATATATTCTCCAAGCTGAAGCCCTTCTGGAACAGTATGAGCACCAAGTGTATCATTGTTAACATGTTCACGTTCAACAAATGTTCTTTTATAAACAATATCAAATTGCCAACTTTGGAATACATCAGTTTCAATTGTTAGTTCACTCATTCCATCATTTACATATCTGATATTTTTAATAAATGCATAAAACCATTTATTAGAATATGAAGTGTTTTGATACATTACATAATTATATTTAAGTAAATCTTCAAAAGTAATTCCATCTGGATCAGTTTCAAAACGGATAACGCCATCTTTTCTTTGATAACTGCAGTTAGTTTCTTCTAAATATGGTAATGATAGAAAGTAATTAGTTTGAGCTGTAATATTAGCAAATGTTAGTTGATTTTCATTATCCATTTCAATTGGACATTTTAAAAGTCTTATTCTTGAGTTTGGTACAATTACCATATAATCACATCCTTTATTAAAATAATAAAATAAGAGTTAAGGATCAAAAGTCCTTAACCCTTAATTTTAAAACTATGCAGCTTCAACAGTTACTGTATAAGTAGCAGTTACACTACCAGCAGTAGCAGTAATAACTGAAGTTCCAGCAGCAACGCCTGTTACAACAGCAACTTTATTGTTACCTGATTTAGCAGCAACAGTAGCTTTACCTACAGTTCCTGAACTATATGTAATAGTAGCATTAGCTGGGAATGGTGTAGTTTCAACATGTAATTCTAAAGTTTCTCCAGCAGTAACTTTTAATCCAGTAGCATCTGTGAATTTCATAGATACTATATCAACGCTTGGAGCAGCAGTACAAAGTACAACACCATTAGCAAATAAGCTATAATTATACATCTTAGTTAGGTTCAAGTAATATTGCCATGTTCTGTTATTAGCATTGTAGAATTCATCTAAGTACATATCTTGACGTTTAATTCTGAACCAAGAAGCATCACCGATAAATCCTAAAATGTTAGATCCATCATAGATCTTATTTCCTTCATCATCATATGAATCAAAGCTATCAACAGCAATAATTCTACCTAAAAGGTCAGCTTTATCAATATTAAATGCATTAGCTAAACTCATAACATCAATATAAGCACGAATATCATTTCTAATTAAGAATACGATATCTTCTGGACGTGAATAAGTTAAGATTTCTCTACCATATCCACCAACCTTAGTCCATGCATTGTATGCTGTAGATGGTGTTTGCATATTTAAGAATAATTCTCTTGCTTTAACTGAGAATGCTTTAGCATTAGCTTCAGAGTTAACACCAGATACAACTTCATATTGTACTTGATTTGATTTGAATGCAGCACTAACTAAATCTTTAGTGAATCTGTATTCATCAATATAAGCACCATTGTATAATGAGTTAGATAATTCCATAATGAAGCTATCTAAACTATCCCATGATACGAATGCTTGTTTTAATTTGTGTCTTGATACAGTTACAGGATATTGTAGATCCATGTTAACAGAAGTGTATTGAACTTTAATATCAGCTTCATATTTAACAAGTAAACCAGCAAAATCATTAACATTGTATTGACGTCCTTTAGCAGGATTAATATAGATTTCTTGACCAGCATAACCTAGTGGAATTCTATCACCTTCAAGTATTCTTAAAGGGTTTTGATAAGTGTACCTATTTTCAAAACTTGTATAAACGATACGATTAACAAGTCTTGTCATGAATTCATTCATAACAGCAGTGTTATTTAAAATAGGAGTACCAAAACTTGAAATATCAGTTTGATCATCAACTATAGGTACATATTGATGATAAATAGTACTACCACTAACACTAGCTTCACGAATAGCGTTTAATGATGTAATTAAACCTTGAGATGGGTTCATATAATCACCTTTCCTTTCTTTCCTTAATTTTAGTGTTTTATAAGCACCGTTGAATAGATAGTAGCCATTATCTATTCAACGCAACTTACAATAAATTATCGGTGATTAAAACTGTGATAATAATAGAAAAGAGTAAGATACTGCATCACCGATATCGTGCTTTCATAAGCACCATTGAATAGATATATAAGTTGCAACTTTTAATACTTTTTCCTTTGAGTGTAAAGGTTGTAGGTGTATCATTCCTAATATATATCTACTCAATGCTACCTACAAGGTAGCACAATTATAATTTATTTTATAAAGTTGCCATACTTATCAAAGGCATCTCTTATATTAATAGGTTTCTTTTCTTCTTTTGGAGCTTCTGGTTTTAAAGCTTCTTCTTTTTCAACGCTTATTTGTTGTAATAAATTACCATTAGCTTCTATTAACATTTCTTTATCTTTTTTAAGTTTTTCTATTTCAGAATCTTTAGTTTGAATATCTTTATTTCTTGCACTTTCATAGCTTAATAATGAAGCTATATCATCTGCAATAATTCCAGAAGTTTCTTTACCGATTTTTTCTTGCATCTTATTTAAAGTTTCTTCAAAATTCATATCTATACCTTCTCTCTATATTTTATCAAATTATTACTATAACGTCAATATCTACTTCTTAAATTGCGTGCATACAAAACCCAAGGGAATCTTTTCTTTTCAATTTTTACTTCACCGTTATATGTTACCCACGGATAACCCTCATCATAAACAAGCACAGTGTCATTTACATAGCATATATCATAAATATGCCATGAGTTAACTAACTGACCATGATTCTTTGGTGGAACATATTCCCATCCAGCATACTGACCGTTCGCAAAGTTCATATGTGAGTGATCACCAGTTACTTGACCAGCTGTTCCAGTATGACCGATTAAATCACCTTGATCAAAAGTATCACCCGGTGATGCAATTGGATTTTCATCATGAAAAAATAACCAGTTTATATATTGAAGTGACCCATCAGCACAGTGTACTTTATTTAATGACTGAAATATACGTCCATTGTTTTGTGAATCCAAAGTTCTTACACATTTACAACTAACAGGAGCATAAAGTGGAGCATCATAAACACGCCCTGAAGCACTCCATCCAATAAAGTCTATATTCATTGTTCCATGATGTGATATGTTTCCGTTTTCACCTTGACTTATATACATATAAGCCATTGGAAATAAGCATACTTCATAACCATCAGGAGCAACCATTTTTTCACCAGCAACCATTATAACAACCCTTTCAATATAACTTCAGCTTCTCTTATATGATTTAAAGCTTCATTTATTTTTTCTTCTTCAGGATATGGATTATAATATTTAACAATATCTTTATCGGATTCACATACTTCTTGATCTGGATAAACATATGTAAGTGGTAGAGGATCTACTCTATTACTAGTTCCAGCACCACCTTTATATATTTCAAAGTGTAAATGATTTCCAGTAGCTTTACCAGATGCACCCATATTTCCAATTGCTTGACCTTGTACAACTTTATCACCTTTTTTAACTTTTAAAGATGATTCAAGTAAATGAGCATACATTGTATAACTTCCATCATCATGAACAAGTTTTATATAATTACCCCATGATTTACCAGTTTTATCTTTATCGTGTGTAGCATATACTATTCCATCTGCAGCTGCATAAATAGGCACATTTTTACCACCGTGTTTACTAGACCATCCAAGATCTAAACCCTTATGATCTTTATTAAATTTAGTAGTTATTGCAATATAATTAACAGGATATCGATAAACCATAGTATCACTCCTATCTTCTTTTTCCACCACGTTTTCCACATGCCATAATATCACTCCTTATCTATATTTATTTTTTCAACATTCTTTTGATACTGTGTGCCAAAATAAAATGATACTATAACAATATAAATTGTTTGAAATTCTGGTGTCATTAATCTCATAAATGTTAAAACGATATAGGCAATTGTCATTGTAACTGTTACAAAACTTTTAATATCATCCCATGCTTTCTTCATATTATCACCACCTATTTTTTAATAATAAGAGCCATTACAGCACCGATAATAGTACCAACAATTCCAGTGATTATAGTACTAACAATAGAATCATATCTTTTGACAGGCTTTTCTTCAATTGCTGCAACGCGTGTAACAACATCGTTAAGATCCTGACGTAAATATTTCGTTTCAAGTGCCATTTCTTTTATTTGAATAGCGATCTGTTGAACTGTATCAAAAATTTTTTCAAGTTTATCAACGCGTTTTTCCAGATATTCTAAATCTTTATCCATGAAAAATACACCTATCTTTCTAGGTGTATTATATCATATTTTCCTTTATTTTACAAATTAATTAAAACCTTTGTATATTTTTTATAAGCTTCTTATCTTCTTTAATTGTAAATTCTGTTTCAACTAACTTTACTCCACCTTTAACATGTTTGAATGTTAGTTTTCCACCACAACTAAATCCAGATTTAAAGTTTTCCCATTCAACTTGTTTATAACATTCTTTAGGCATTCCAGCACACGTAATATGTACTTCACCATCTATTTCTTCAAGGTAAGTTTTTTGTCTAACAAAACGAGCTCTAGTAAATGTAGATTCGTGCTTCCAATATCCAAGTTTAACCGAATCAATATCACAAAACTTTGATAATTCTTCAATAGGTAGGAGTGTGTGAATTGAATCAGTATCAGAATAGCAATAAAGATCTTTTCCATATTTATTAATACTATATTCTTTTATAGCATTAGATGTTTCAATTGTTTTTCTTCTAGCATAAGAAGTAACGAATATTCCAATAGGCAAATATAATCCATCTTTAGTTGATTCTTCAGTTAATTGATATTTAACAATATCATCTTCAATATAAGGTACTTTTTCTTGAACATCCAAAGATGTAGCAAATTTACCGTATAAACTATTTAGCATCAATTTAGATAATGTACGCATTCCTTTATTACCTTGTTTTGTTGCTTCAATTTTTCTTGCAGTCCATTTATCTATATATTCATCAAATATTCCGTGCATTCCTTTAAATTTCCATCCTGAAATATATCTTAAATAATGAACATCATAATGTTCTAAAAACATTTCTAAATCTATACTAGATAATGTAAGTGCTACTATTTCACCGTTTGATGATTCCAAGTATTCGTTATCCATAAATGATAATGATTTCTTTATTTGAATAGTGGGTATTTTATTTTTCTTTATTTTAAATGAACATGTTATTCTTTGAATGTATAACGGATATACAGGATCATCTTCATATTTACCCTCATAAAATACGGGTTGACCTATAGGCATAAGTTCATATCTCATAACGCTAGGATATAAGCTATTTACATCTAAAACAACTCCAGATCCTACATCTTTTTCTTTATAAATAGGATTAAGATAAGTAAATCCGCCTTTATAAGCTTTTCGCATATCTTTATCTGCGTCATAAGTAAGTTTCGGGAACATAGCTTCAAACTTTGTTTTTGAATGAGTTTCTTTAAAATTAAGTAAACTATTACTTGCAGATGTTATTCTATTTAATTTTTCACTGAAAAGTACATTTAAAGCCATTGCAACTATTCTAACATCATTCTTTATATATTCTACTTCTTGATCTGTTAAAACATGACCTTTTTCTCTAGGTTCATCATAATCTATTTCTAGTTTTGAAATAGGTAAACCAAACGATTTAGCTATTTCAGCAACTGAAAATGGAATGATCTTCAAACTATCAACAAATTTAACTTTCTTAACATGTTTCTTTGTAACTTTAAAATATATTTCTATCGTGTAAAACATTCCCATATCACTTATTAAAGTTGAAAACGTTTTATCTCTTTTATCTTTTCTATTTTCAATATGAGTGAATCCGTGTTTAAGTAACCAATAAATTATAAATTCACCGTCAAATTTTAAGTTATGAAAATAATAAGTTGCATTAGCTTTTAATTCTATTAATTTCATAAAGTCATCAATATTATTTCCAACAACAATATTATCTTCATTTCCTATTTCACAAACAGCAAACGCCCAAAC